GTTGTAATCGACCAGGAGGCAGCATGTCATCGTCCACCGTGATTCTGTCGGGTGGCGGTACCGACGGTTTTGTCGAGCTCGCCCGAACTAAGTCGGGGCGCTTGTTCCGCAAGCACATCCTGACCAAGGGTCCCCTGATCCACCCGGAGACGGGTGAGACGATCGACGTCAACGACGACTTCGTCGGCAAGCTCAAGGCGAACTTCTCGAACGGTGTCTGTGACATCGTCCAGACCCCGCTCGCTGACGACGCCAACAAGCACAGCGAGGCTCCGGACCGCAACATCGGCGAGATCATCGGGATTGAGGACGACCCCGAGACTGGCAAGGTGTACGCCATCATGGACGCCCGCAAGATGGCGGACGACGTCGGTAAGACGCTGCTCGGTGCCTCGGCCATGATGCACCTGGACTACACCGACACCAAGACGCACAAGAAGGTCGGCCCAACGCTTCTGCACATGGCGGTCACCAACCGTCCGTACATCACGAACTTGGACGGTTACGAGGAGTTGGTGGCCGCAACGGCCGAAGAGACGGGTGAGCCGGTGGTTCTGCTCACGCCGCCCGCGGCGCCACCTACCAAGGAGAAGGAAACGGACATGGACCTTGCCGAGCTGCTCGCAGAGCTCAAGGACAAGCACAACATCGACGTCGCTGAGCTGCAGGAGCAGGCGTCCAAGGCCGGCGGCGAGGACAGCGCGAAGCTGACGGCAGCGCTCTCGGAGGCTCTGTCCGGCGTGGGCCTCCTCAAGCTCTCGAACGGCGAGACGGCCTCCGCGGACGACATCGTCGGTGCGGTGAGCGAGCTCGCCAGCGACAACGTCAAGCTCTCCGGCCGGATCGGTTCGCTCGAGCGTACGAACGCGGAGCAGGAGATCGACTCCCTCGTGGAGTCCGGTCACATCATGCCGTTCCAGCGCGACACCATGCTGGAGCTGCGCATGACGAACGCCGAGACGTTCCAGGCGCTCGTCCCCAAGGAGCCCATCGTCAAGATGAGCAACGAGATCGGCACGTCCGATCCCGACCAGAAGCCGGCCAAGGACATCGAGGACGCGGTCGCCCGCTACACCCAGATGGCCACTGACAACGGGATGATCCGCGTCTAGCGGCCACCTGCTTCTGCCGTAGAGCTACCCAAGAGAGGCAAGGAACATGACTCACCCAGTCGAGTACCCCGGCAACGTGATGCCGGCGCCGGGGTTCTACCAGGGCGGCTCCACGGTCGATGACGAGCTGCTTGCAAGTACCGTCGGCTACACGCAGTTCGGCGTGACGCTGGCTCCGAACCAGGGGATCCTGCCGCTCGGCACGGTCATCGGTCGGGTCACCGCCACGAAGCTGTGGGTGGTCTACGACAACAGTGCCTCGGACGGCCGTGAGGTCGCTCGTGGCCTCCTGCGCCAGACGGTGAACACGGACGACCCCACCGGCACGCTGACGGGCATGCAGGGCAACTGCGTGGTCAAGGGCATCGCGAAGAACAGCAAGGTGTCCGGTGCGGACGCCAACGCGATCACCGACCTCAACGCCCGGGTCGACACCGTCTTCGACACGTTCACGTTCTAACCCCTAGGCGTCGGCCTTCCGTCCCCCGTCGGGAGGCCGGCCCTGGTGGCTGGAGCTCGTAGGATCAGCTCGAGTGGTACCGAAGAGATCAGCAAGTAGGTCAGCCGGATGGCTCCTTGGAGCGGCGCAGACCGGTCCTCTGTCGGAGGGCGCTGCACACCCTGTAAGGCACACGAGACGAGGAGCATACGGTGCCTGACATTCCGCTTCTGAACCCCGTGGTTCTGCGAGGCGTGGTCGAGAAGTTCACCGCGCCCATGAGCCTCATCATGCTGAACAAGGTGCGCAAGACGCCGTGGCCGTACCCGACGGCCACCTGGGACGTCATCCGCGGCTCGCGTGCCGTGGCTCGGCCGAACGTGCCCAACAGCGAGGCGCACATCGTGCCTCGGCTCGGCCGGAGCCAGGAGAGCGCGGCCTTCATCTACCTCCGGGAGAAGAAGGTCTTCGAGCCCACCACGATCCACTGGATCCGCACGCCTGGCCAGCTCGCGGCCACCAACGCCGAGCAGGCCGTCATGCGCGAGGTCAACGACCTCAACCAGCGCTTCGACAACTTCGCGGAGTTCTGCCTCTGGCAGTCGCTCACCGGCAACCTGAACCTGGACTACCCCGACGTCCAGGCCGCGATCGACTACAAGTTCCTCGCGAGCCACAAGGTGGCCAACACCGCGGTGGACTGGGCGACCGCCACGCCGCAGCAGATCGTCTCGGACATTCGGGCGTGGAAGCGCCTGATCACCCGTGACGGCCGCGTGGCCCCGAAGAGCGCCTTCTGCACGGAGCCGACGATCGACCTGATCTTCGACAGCTTCGCGCACACGGGCACCTCCGCGGCCGGCGTCACCACGGCGTTTGGCGGGCACTTGCTGTCCGACCGCATGAAGGACCAGTACTACACCACCGGCATGCTGCCGGGCTTCATGGGCCTGGACTGGACGATCAACGAGTCCGTGTACGACGCCTCGGGCGCTGCGTACACCAGCTCTCCGACCGACCCGGGCCAGGAGACGCTGTTCCTGCCGGACAACAGCCTGATCATCGGCAACCTCGACGAGAACAACCCGATCGAGCTCCTCCAGGGTCCGACCGCGGACGACGAGGCGCCGGACGGCTTCACCGGCAAGTTCGCCAAGACCTGGAAGGACAAGGACCCGTCCGCTCGGCAGTACCTGCTTGAGTGGATCTTCCTCCCGGTTATCACCCGCCCGGAGCAGATCGTCAACGTCGCGTCGGTCAGCAACCAGACGTACGTCAGCTAGTCCCGTCCTCTTCCG